TCGCCGGTAGATAGTCTTAATAGTTTCACGTCTTGCATTATATCTCCTTCTTCATTATTATTAATATAACATAGTTTGACTTATTTGTCAATGTTCTTTTCTTTATCAACCGGCCTTAATCGTTTACTTAATACAAATGATCTATTAGGGTTGACACTAACATTCATTTGACGCATTAAATCTCTACAAACTAGTAAATCTGAACCTGATCTTGGTCTATTATCTAAACCCACCTCAATGTTCTTATAGGTAAAACCATTAAATGTTAGATCCATTAATACTGTTGGTCTTGTTTCGGATGGTTCTTCTCCGTCAGCATTTGCTCTATAGATTTCACTTGTTCCATATCTTTTTTTAGAATAAGTTTTTCCATTATATTTCCATTTAATAACTTTGCCTTCTTCTGTAATTTCATCAGCGTGTAAGGCACAAGCTTTTGATCCATTTCCTGTATCAAATTTTGCTCTAACTTTACCAACTTCACCTGCTTCAACAGTTTCTAACCAACCACATTCAGCAGTTGCTTGTCTATCCCAATGACTTCGTTTTGATACCCATTTAATTACATTACCTATTAAATTTTCTCCTGTAATTTTTTCTGAAGGTTTTGCGTCTGAATAATAGTCTTCGTAAGTATATGCCATATAGTCAGCACCTGTACCTGGACTTCCATTAACCTCCAATACATATGGTTTACCTTTATAAACAATATGATCTACTCCAACAAGATAAGCTTTAGACACTCTACTTGCTTTTAAAATAATTTCCATTTCTTCCTCGGAAAGTTTATAAGGTTCTGCTGAACCACCTCTATGAATATTGGATCTAAAATCCGTACTGGAGTGTATTCTTTTAGTAGAAGCAAATATTTTATTATCTACTACAAATGTTCTTACATCAAAAGGTACTTCCATAAACTCTTGTATTAAAACTTCGGCATCGTGGTTCCACAATGCTTGTACTGTAGATACAAGGTTTTCATAACTTTCAACCTTAACAACTCCAATACCTTGTGTACCTGTAAGTGTTTTTAAAATGATAGGAAATTTACCACCAACCAATTTAAGAGCGTCATCTAAATTTTTTTCATTAGATATAAAGGCAGTTCTAGGTGTTGGTATACCAAATTTTTCAAATAATAAAGCAGTCGTTAATTTGTTATCACAAGTCAACATAGCTGATCTCGTGTTTAACATAAATGCTGATGAATTTTGAAATGCTGATATAAGAGATAACCCAGCTTCGTCTTCTATAGAACCTGCTCTTGTAATACAAACAGTATCTTTACCTACAAAAGTATGTTCACTATCTTTACCGTCATAGTTATAAACAGTTAATGTATTTTTTTCTTCGTCTTTACCTGTGATAATAGCGTGTTTGGTGTTTATGATAACACACTTGAACCCTCTTTTTTCACAAGCCTTTTCTATAAAAGAAATGGTACGTTCTTTTTTAGGTGTTTCACCTGCTTTTTGTTTTCTAATATTAGGATTTGATTTTGTAATGATCGCAACCGTAATAGGATTATCCTTACGTTCTACGTCTTGTTCAGTTATAAAATCTTTAAACTTCGGTACTTGCATCTCTGCTATCATCCTTGTTTTCAATTTTTTTACCAATATTATATTTCGCTGATAGCGTCCATTCTTTTTTCTCTTTAAATGGTAAAACTTTAATTTGACTTAATGGAGCTTTATTTTCAGCTTGTTCTGGTCTTACTATGTCAATTAAATTCCAATCTTGTAAAAGAATAGTAATTGTGTTTCGTCTTTGTATATCGTTTTCAACCAAGGTTGCTTTTTTACCATCTAAAGCAAATAGTTCTTTAAAATGGGTTATGTAATACTTACCTTGTTTGTGTAAAATATGGCAAGATTGATAAAGTGTTTTGTCTTTTCTGGATGCTACACCAATTCTTGTTAATGTTTCTCTTACTTTTAAAAAGTCGTCTGGCTGTTTGATTGTAACTTCCAACATACTCTCTGGCGACCATTGTATCTCTTGTTCATTCATTTTTCTGTTCTCCCGCCTTTATTCAAGGTCTCTTTTATAACGTCAATTTGTTGCTCAGTTAATATGTTGAGTGCCTGTCTAGCCTTCTCATTACTATAACCATAATACTCTTTTACATACTCTAAGTTTTTCAATTTGGTTTGTGATAACCACTTACCGCCAAATCGCTTCTTTTTTCTGATACTATTTATCAAAAAATGGAACTGTATTTTCTTGTCCAAGAAATGATATCCATTCATCTCATTGGCAGAAGCTATACAATCATAATGCATTGATAAACATTTGTTAATAATGAAAGGAGGGTACTTCTTTTCCCAGGTAAGATCATCTGTATCTAACAGTTTTTCTTTGGTAAAAGTGATTGCGTTAAGATAACTTGATAAGCTGTAGTTTTCCATTACTTAAACTTACAACTCGCCATTATTTCTATTAAACAGGCGACCATATTAATTTCCTGGTCAGCA